TAGCAGTGATACATATGGTGAAGACTGGATACAAGCGTGTTGTCCAGGTTTTATTGGAGTGATGATTATCTGGGCAGCATTTTTTATGTGCCCAGTGGGAGCTTTTAATCCAGAAGCAGAGATGGTTGTAGCAACAGCCATTTCAGAATTTTTGACAGGGTTGTTAAAGTTGGCCTTGTTTTTAGGTATGGTTTTTACATGCCTAGCTTGTTATTGGACTTATACTTTAAGTACTTTGATTCCATGGTTTAAGAAGAAAGTGTCGCATTGGCAGACCATGAGTTACATTTACGGTGTAGCTTCTATTATGGTGCCAGTTGCATGTAAGTTTCTTCCTAAGGTATTTGGATCAAAGCGGGATTTATATCCCCAAGGGGCCAGACAAGATGGAAATCGAGCTGGAATGTTTATGACAGGCTTATTATCACTTTGTATGTTTGGGTTAGCACCTTTTATGGGAGCTAAGAAAATTGTTGGTTTGTTAAAACCAGTATTAGATTTGCTCAAACAGATACCATATGTTACTTGGTTTGTGGATTGGGTTCACCAATGGTGGAAGGGAGAAGTTTCGTTTGATGATTTACCCCAAACAACTCATGAATTTAATGAGCATTTGGCGGAAGCAGATTTAAAAGATTTGCAAAGAGATATTAATGATCAACGAGAGAAATTTAAAACTTCCCTTAAGCACTGTAATAAGTGTAAGCGTAAGTTATGCGTTTGTGAACCTGGTCAATCAGATGTAGATAGTGACTCTGAAGGACCAAGCTCTATCTTGGTTGATAAAGATTTAAATCCAAAAACCACTTCTTCTAGTTGTTCAGATGATGAATGCCCGTTGGGGTGTTCACATGCCTTGGATGACAAAACTTGTGTTAAACGTGTTAAGCCAACAGAGATTTTAAATAGTATGTTGGAGCAAGTTGAAGAAGATATTGATAGAGGCACTGCAGGATTACGATCTAGTGATGAAAAGATTAAGGAGAATAATATTCCTTTTGATTACACTAGAATGAACTTCGTAGCTGCTAGTAAAACTCTGCGGAGAAAAGATATAAGATGTAAAGAGCATCCTCCAGTGGAGTTACCCCATTGTGGAATGTGCAGAAAGCTTAAGAGTGAATGTATTTGTCGTAATGACCATGCTTCTGTACAATCTGATGATGAGGTTTTAAAGCCAGAGGGCTTGTTTGATTATACACAATTTTTCTCAAAAATTTGGGGTCGCAAGTGTAAAACTTGCAAAAGTAATAATTTGAAGAAATGTGAGTGCAAGCCTCAACCTACTCCTGCTAATCGTGAACAGGAAGAGCGAGCAGAAGCAGAGATTCCACCTTATGATGAGGAATCAGAAAAATGGTGGGATAATTTTTGGAACTCTGGTCCAACTTGGGATGGTGTTTGGGAAAAGTGCCATCCCATGATTGAGAAGTGTGGAAAAACCCTTTATGATTATAAGCATATTATTGCTGTAATTTGTGTTGGACTTGCCTTCCGTTATGCTATGAGTAGCAAGGAAGATGATGAGTATGAGGGTAAACCACAGCACCGTAAAGGTAAGACTAAGCAAGGTCGTACTCGTGGAACACGAGTTGCCAGAGGGGGTAAGCATTTTGAGAGTCCTTCTGGTGGTGCAGAGCAAGCACTTCGCGAAGAAGAAAATTTTCGTGATTATATGGATACATTATATGAAGTGCCTGAGGATTATGAAGATGATCCGTATTATGATGACAGTATGTATCAATTTATAGGATACAGTAAGCCCCAAACTGTCGCGCAACTTAAGAAAAATTATGTTGCACAGAAGCAAAATGTTGATTTGCCTAGTGTACGAGATGATGCAAAAATTAAACGTACAATTTATCAATCAAAGAAAAGAACCTATCGAGTGAAGAAAGATCGTTTTGATGCTTTTATTGTGGAAGCACGTGAAGCACTTGAAAAGGAATTGATGAAGGCAAAGAAACAGAGTTGGAATCCTAATGAGAAAGCAGCTGGTATTTTTAAAATATATGATGATGAAGATCATTACCGCTGTACTGGAACATTAGTTGGAGATCGTATGTTTGTAGTTAATCATGCAATAAATGAAAATTTAATTGGTGATTATCATGCACGTAACCATGTACACAGTTTGAGATTGAAACTTGAAGAATTTATGATTCTTTCAGATGAAATAGGTTTCTTTCCTGTTAATGGTTTATCATCCCCCTTCAAGAAAAGTGACTTGAAAATCTTGGAGGTAGCTTCTATCGTTAATGTTTTTGGTTTTGGAGGAGGTGAAGGAACAACACCTGATTGTGTTTCAGGTTTTGCTAGCCCGTTAGGGTGGTGCAGTGCTGAAACGCGATTTGGAGATTGTTCTGCTCCTGCCTTAAATGCTGATGGCAAAATTGTAGGTTTTTGGACTCATGGAAATGGGAAGAAAAATGGTTTGTCTTTTGGTCGATTTGAACCTGTGACGCAAGACTGGATTGACTTAATGAAAGTCAATGCTCATACTACCATCCATGATGGTTTGAGTTTTCGGTCTCGCCCCCTCTACCCGAAGAATTAATTGAGAGGCCGTTCTATGAACGGTATCCTTCTCAATTTCTTGAGAAGGATGGGGCGTCTCTTTTTAGAGAAGATGCGTTTTTGTCAGAGGAGCATTTGAAATGGCTACCGGAAACATATTTTCCTGTGGTTGGACAAGTTAACCGTTTCCCGCGGTATAAAAATAAGCGGAGCTCTGATATTTTTGTTATGTCCTTTATGGATGAGAATAAAATAATGATGAGCCCTGAGTGGGGACTTCCGACACCTAATCAGGAAGCTGCATATAAATCTTTGAGTAAATATGCTAAAGATGTTCTCCCAATTAGTGAAGAACAAGTTAAGGGCTTAAATTTAGCCTGGGAGTGGACGGCCCAACATTTTGGGCCTTATATGGGTGGTGCTAGAGTTCGTACAGTACAAGAAGTACTTCCAGAATTAGATAAAGATACATCATCTGGATATCCTTTTAATGCTTTCTTTCCAAAGAAGAAAGATTTATTTGAAGGCTGGCCTGAATTATCAGGCTGGCTTGAGAAGGATTGGGATGAATTGTTGAAGGACAATTATTCCTTTATGTTTACGAATTCTTTAAAGGAAGAAATAAGGCCTGAAGTGAAAACACAACAAAATAAGATTCGAACATTCACAGCAGGCGCAATCGATGGTACAGTTCATGGAAATCGGTTGTTTGCAGATATGAATGAGCGTATGAATGCCTCATATCTTCGAAGTTCATCAGGTGTTGGAATGAGTCCCTTAAAAGGAAATTGGGATCGTTTATATCGAAAGCTGAATATGTTTCGCAAAGGTTATGCCTTAGATGAGTCTGAGTATGATTCTTCCCTACGTTGTTTTTTAATGTGGGGTTGTGCTAAGCTCCGTTGGGAGATGTTGCGAGATGAAGATAAAACACCAGAAAATTTGAAAAGGATTAAAAATTATTATCGAAATTTAGTTAATTCTTTGGTGATTACACCAGAAGGTGTTATTGTCTTGAAATTAGGAGGCAATCCATCTGGTTCAGTTAATACAATTAATGATAACACCTTGATCTTATACACACTTTTAGCATATGCCTGGATTATGAATTGTAGTGATGAGCCTGATTATTTTGAATTTGAGGCTAATACATCAAAAATTTTAGTTGGTGATGATAATACATGGACAGTTAGTGATTGGGCGCACACATTTTTTAATGCGCGCACAGTTATCGCAACTTGGAACCAACTTGGTGTTACAACTACAACAGATGATTTGGAGCCACGAGAAGCAAAGGAATTAGACTTCTTGTCAGCAAAGACCATTTTTTATTTGGGTCGAGCAATTCCAGTCTATGATAGATCAAAACTTATGACTAGTTTATTGTTTGCAGAAACAAAGAAACAATCACCAGCTTTTACTTTACTTCGTGCTGCTGCCCTACTTTCAGTTGGGTGGTCAGATGCACAATTTAGAAAATTTTGTAGAGAATTTATTTGCTGGTTGATTGAGAATTTTGATGAAGTTTGTGCAAATGACCTTGACTGGATTCAAGCGAAGTGTGGAATTTTGAGTGATGAACGTTTAGCTAAGCTTTTTCTTGGAGATGAAATTTTGCTCCAACAATCATGTTTTTATACATGTATGAAATGTTATGACCAGGGTTTAATTTTATGTCATTGTAATGACTGTTTTCAGGAGATAAAAGAAAGATTATGTAAGCCTGATAAAAGAATGAACCAACCCGGTCCATCCAAGAAGAGTTCTAACCGTAAGAAGCGAGGCGGTAAGAAGGGAGGTAATAAACCTCAAGTTACTCGCAAACAAAAGACGGTTGTTGTTGTTGAGAAAAAGAAACGCAATCGTCCTGCTCGTCGTCGTGGTGGATTTGGATCAATTAATAATGGTCCTGGTCCTTTTGGTGGTCAACTGTTAGGTAAAGGAACCACCCGTAATCGAACCACTAATCGTCAAAGTATGATCCTTGAAGAGGATGAGTATATTGACGAGGTTGTTGGAGGCCCTGTTGCTGCCAATTTTAATACAGTGTCAATACCTGTAAATATTGGGCAAGCTGGAACTTTTCCATGGGCCTCAAGAGTGGTAGGTACAAATTTTGAGAAGTATCAATTTGAATATCTTGAGTTTTATTATAAAAGAGAAGTTTCTGAGTTTGCCACTAATGGCACAACAGGAAAAATTATGTTATCCTTTGATACTGATGCTTCTGATGGTCTTCCATTGTCGAAAGTGCAAGTTGAGGATACAGATCCTCATGCTGATGGAATGCCTTGTGAAAACATTCGGTTAGTTGTTCCACCACGAATGTTGAGAAGAATGACGGATGGATACTTTATCCGTCCAGCTGGTCTTCCTGGGGGAGCTGATATTAAAACTTATGATGTTGGACAATTGTTTGTCTCAACACAAGGTTTAGCTTCCGCAAATGCTGCTATTGGTGAATTACACGTTCGTTATAGATGTCGTGTTTTTATTCCAATTTTGGAAAATCAGCAGCAAGCTCCAACAAATAATGCAATTACACAATTGGTATCTGATGCAGGAGAAGTTATTGGAGCTTCTGGAGTCGCACAAACCTTGTTAATGGCGCAGACTCATCCCACTGCGGGTTATACTAATGGACTCAATTTTACTAATAACAATGGGTCCATTACTCCCCCTGCCGGAAATTATTTGGTTACTTTGCAAATAAGTTCGACCAATACAGGAAATGGTACAGCTTTTGAAGCAGACATTTTTAGGAATGGAGCTCCAATAAATAATTCCCTGTCTCCGGCTTTATTCACTTTACCCAGTGCTGCTTATGCATCATGGGATTGTGTTTACACCTCTTATGTTTCTACTAATGGAGGTGATATTTTCTATGCTTCAGCCAAGAATACTTTTTCAACAGGCACTAGTACAGTTTTTGCCCTGATGACATGGTTGGCAGTGTAGAGAAGAATTTTCTTGGGTGATCAGAAAATGTAGCTGAGAACTACTACCCATGGTTATTTTGATCTGACAGACTCATATCCACACTGTTTGTCCGTGGTGTTTATCCTATGTGGGAATAGGAGAAAACGGATAGAAACACTGGGTCCTCGTGGTGTATACCTTTAAATAGGGAAAACGAGGAGAACTTCGCTATGCTGGAATGCAGCAGAAAGCAGATAGCAATGCAAGAATATTGCAGAGACGTCATAGATGTTTCGTCAACCGTAAGGTAAGATTCTTTAGGGAATAAGACCCGTACAGATCTTCTTTCAGAAGGTTTTGATGATGCATCGATTAGTCCTGCGCGAGAATGTTGAAAAACCGATTAATG